GCATTTTCTTCTTAAATGTCTTTCGGTCATTATACATTTTTTCCATCAGTTCAGGAAGAATTCCACGAGTATCTTTTCTATACATTGCACCATTAGCACAAACCGCATAGTCCTTATACATCTCGAAAGTAACTTCTTCATTGAGAAGTTTATCTACACTCACACTTGGATGTTTCTCATCCAAAAGTGTTTCTGGTGAGATATTGTATTGCATAATGAGATGAGGATATAGTGAGTTCAAGTCAAAAGAAACCACATAATCATAAAGACCTGGTTTAGGTTCTTTGACATAAGCTCCAGCAAACTTAGAATCTTTCTCACTTCTATCCTTTGGGGGAACTACAATTTTCTTCTTTTTCAAATAATTGTAGATAATGGTATCCCACAATCTAACCTGAAACATCACATCAGTGTAGTTGACTTTACCATCATATGCCATTGTGATAGCAAGTTCAATCAATCTCAACTTGTCTTCCAGTCGATCAACAAGTTCCACGTCAATAATGTTGTAATCTACAAACTTCTTCCAGTTCCCGTTATAGAAGTCTTTGAAAGTATCAAACTCGGAGTGATCCAACTTCTTCTGACCGAGTTCAATATTAGCAATATAGTCTAGTCGATAACTCTCTTGATTTGTATAAGTAAACTTCTTATACAACTCCAGGTAATCTAGAGTAGTTGTGCCAGCAATATCATAAACATTAAACTTTCTACCCGAGATATAGATCTCTTCATGACTTACCAGTCCCCATGGTGAAAGAAGTTTAAGTTTCTTCTGTCCCATAATTCTGTCAATACGGCCACAAAGATATGGAATATCATAAAGACGACAATTCCAACCAGTCACAACCTCAGGGGGATTTTTATTCCAATGATAGATGAAAGAATTAAGCATATCAACTTCATCATCATAATGATAATAAGTTACATTATCCTGAGTAGGAGTATAAGGTTTTCTTCCCCAGGTCTTAATTTTTTTAGTGGCATAATCCTGCATGGAGATAGTGAGCATCTCCTCTGAACAAGAATCCGGATCAGGAAATCCTTGTTCAGATTTGACCTCAATATCAATGGTCACAAGATTGATTTTTTTAATATCAAACTTGATCTCATTTTCAGGATACTTATCAGAAATGTATTGGTAGATGTACCTTTCATTACCATAGATTTTGAATCCATCTACATCTTCATACTTCTTATAAAACTCCCTACAATCCTTCACTGTACCTGGTTGAATAGGTTCTACATTCTCACCATCAAGAGTTTTCCATCCAGTTTCTTTATTTGATTTCACATAAAGAGTTGGTTGAAATTCCTCTTTGAAGATGACGCTTTTCCCATTTTCATATCCACGGACCAAAAAGTTGTTACCAACCATCTGGACATTCGTATAATAACGCATTATTCAACTAGGCTTTCATACTTGTCTTTAAGTTTACCGTTTGGATCTGCAATCGTCAAGATCTTATCCGAATGAATCATGAATGTGTTTTGAGTTGAATAATCAACCATCCAAGGAGAAAGAGAAAGATCGGATTGATTTAAAATGAAGGGTTCTATCAATTTACAATCAGGTTCTCCGAGATCAGTTGATACTTCTTCAATCTGTGTTATCAGAATCTGATTGTTCGTCAACACTAGAAGTTTTAGATTTTTCATATTTTTCCAATCCTTTTACATATGTTTCTTTAAGTTTTTCAATTGGTTCGACCATACCAATAACCCAATCAGATACTACAGGGATATATTGATCTTGGCTGAGAGGAGCCCATGGAATCAATTGCATCTTAAGTGAATTTTTACTTACACTTTCAGATGGGATATCTCCAAAGAGCTTTACTCTACATGGAAATCCAAAGAAATAACCAACTACTTTATCTTCCCCGTCAGTTCCAGGAACTGTCATTTCTTTAACATCAGCAATAACGTCTTCACCAGACTTAAGCATTACAAGTCTAATAGTCATTCTCCCAATTTCTCCTTATTAAGTCTTACAACTTCATGATAGATTTCCAGAGCTTTCAAAGTCTCAGGTGTTTCTACCCAAGACCACTCTTCAGTTCTTCCTTTTTTATCAATTTTCTCAAATTTTTTATTAGTCATTTTTTATAGAAATTCGTCAACTACATTATACCACAAATACACCATTCTTTTCAAGAAACTTAAGAGTATCTTTTAAACTACCAATGTGAGCATATCCTATTGAAATTTGTGGATATTCAGCGTTCTCACCAAATTCAGACTCAAATGATTTTTGGCTGAAATGGTTATTCAACTTGTATTCTAGAATCTTTGAATTTAAAGATTCAAAAAGACTTTTAGCCCTTTCTGATTCTTGATTCCCATTTGTGTATATCACTACTTTCATAGTCTCAGTCTCTTTGTCTCCAGTCATCAGGTTTATCTTGTTTAAACCACTCTACAATTTCGTCAGCACCATGAAATCCGTTTGTATGATTTGAAGGATCAGGATCACCTAATCCCATTTTATTCAAAAAATCATCCATACTACCTTCCTCAATTCCAGATGCTTGGCGTCTTGCTTTATTTAACATCTCACGAGCAGAAGTATTAGCTTTTGATAACTTTTCCGCCCATATCATATCATCTAATTTTACCTCTTCCCTATTTACAATACACTTACAAATGAACTCCAACCGTAGTCTGTATTGGGTTGATAACATAGAATGTCTAATCACATCTGTGATATTTAGGGAAAAAAATAAGGAGATTCCTGGATTTTGCCAGGATCTCCTATGCGGCGACGATACCTAATATTTATAGGTAATCTTTTCTTTGATGATGTTCTGGAACGACTTTACCGAGTGTAATACTCAGTAACCCATCCTCAAAAGTAACTGATCTAACTTCCGTTTCATCTGAGAGTGTCCAAGATCTGGTGAAAGGTCTCTGAGCCACTCCTCGGTGGACGTATTCTGTTCCTGTTTCTTTATCCTCTTTTTGTCCTTCGACAAAGAGTTTACCATCTTGTGTGTAGACATTGACTTCTGCTTTTCTGAATCCTGCTAATGCAAGTTCTAATCTCGATTCTGTGTTGCTGATCGTGACTAGATTGTATGGTGGATAATTACTTGTTGTTTCATGCAAAGTTGTAATACGATCAAAGTAATCTTCCATACCAATGCTGTTTCTATTTATGAGGTCTAGAAACTGATTCAAATTTGCGGCATTATACTTCATAAGGTTGGTCATTTTACTTCTCCTTCTTGAGCGAGATTTGATTGTGTGGACCCCGAAGGCATCCAATACTAATTATACACGATACAAAAAAAGATGATGTAGTAATAACCACACCATCTTATATGGGTTTCCGACTTTTGAAGCGACCGCACGAAAGATCGCAAATTTATTTATTCATCTTCCTGAGCCTTACCTTTCTTACCAATATTATACTTCTGTTGCAGATTCCACTCATTCTTATCTCTGTAAGGAAGAACTTTAATCTGATTTAATGGTGCAATATCAAGAATTAAATCTTCCTTTACAACTTGAATCAAACCCCAGTCAACAAGAAGTCTGGTAATACGGTTTCTTCTCTGAACATCATTCACTGTAAGATTTGCATACTTACCATCAAGTGCAAACAGTTCTTTGAAGTGAACAATATAATACTTACCTTGTTTATGAAGGATATGACAAGATTGATAGAGTTTCTTTTCCTTACGAGAAGCTACACCAATTCTTGTAAGTGTTTCACGGACCTTAAGAAAATCATCAGGTTCATTTAACCTAACCTCAACCATTTTCTCTTGAGACCAATTAACCTGAGGTTCAACAGTTTGATTCATTTTTTTCCACCAGTGTCAAGTCGTTTCTTTATAAATTCAATTTGTTCATGAGATAAAATTTTCATTACCTGAGATGCTTTTTCATTACTATAACCATAGTAACTCTTTACATATTCAAGATCTGTGATCTTATCCTTTCGAATCCAAGGAGAGAACCTTTTCTTCTTTCTCAGAATATTTATATAAAAATTATATTGTATATCTTTATCTAAGAAATGATACTTATTCATTTCATTAGCGAAGAGAATACAGTCAAGATGACCTGACAGGCATTTATTTACAATAAAAGGAGGATAATCCTTCTTGAGAGATGGATCCTCCTCCAAAAGATTTTTCTTTGTAAAATTAATTGAGTTTAACCAATCCTTAAGTTCCATATCAAAGAATCAACTTTTTATTAGGTGTTGCAATTGGAGAAAAAATCTTTTCATAATTCTCCACTACATCATCTCTGGCATCACATTGATAAACAATAAATTGTTTGTCAATTGTCAATGTTGTCTTATCTTTTTGAAGAATAGACCAGGGCCCAAAACCAACTTGTCCAGATGCATTAGGAATTGCTACAAGTGGGTTCTCAATCTCAATAGTGTTTTCATCTTCATTGATGAGGGTAAAGATAACTTCTTCACCCGTGTTCATACGAAATACTTTAACGTTCATTTTAATAAATCATTTAAAATTACATTCAACCATAATTTCCGTCAACGCCGCCAGAAGATTAATTTCTTGATCTGCGACGAACGCAATTTGATACTGATACTTAGCAATAATAAGGACAGCAGCAGCAATACCAGGGCCGTCCAAGGCATTATAACAACCATCGTAAATGCGGCGAAGAAGTAAAGAAGGATCATTGTCCAAGTTATTAACGACCCACTTCCGTACTTCAGGAAAGTTTTTTTCTTTGAGGTTTTTAAAGAGATCATCTGTTTTTACATCACTAAAGGTTGCTAGAATTCCGGTGTCAATTTTACCACTAACAGAATATCTTTGACACTCATTGAGAACACGTCTCCAATCTGGGAAGTGTTTATTGATAAGTTCTACAAGAACTTTTGGATCATATTCCACACTCTCCGTCTCAAGTATAGACCGGAGAC